TGCTGAGAGAGAAAGAACATACGCTCGTCGCTTGAATGTTAGTACAACAAATGTTTGCGATGGTTTTGGATATTTCCTTAACACCATCGAGACAGCGGACGGTTCTTGTATGAGTCCACACGTCTTGATGGCAAAAGGAACAGGTATCTGTGGCTTCCACATAGGTGTTCAAGCATCTACTGGTGAAGCCCGAGCTATCCACCTACCGCCGTTTGTTGCGGAATCAGCAATCAGGTACTTCGCTGGGCGCTCCAGCACATTTCAATTGGCTGAAGAAGGTGATATGCCTGATGAGATTTATGGGAAAAAACTTGTTGAGAGAAAATCCATTCATCCCAAAAGTGCAGTGAATTACTTGACTCCAGACCCAACTATTGCTGTTTTTGGTGAAACAAGTGGACGTGTGAAAGCCACCACGTCCGTTGTACAGTCCGCAATTAGTGATCTCATCTATGAGGAGTTCGGGCAGCCAAATGAGTGGGGCCCACCACCAATTAACAAGGAGAATGAAGGTATTTACCCACATCAGGCTGCACTGGATAAACTTTCGCATCCAGCCATGGATTTTGGCCCGGAACTGGATACTGCCATTGAGGATTACAAAATTGATTTGTGGCCCGTTCTCGAAATGTACAAGGATAAGAGCATCCGTCCACTTAGCCATCTACAAACTATCAACGGTGTGCCAGGTGTGAAGTTTTTGGATAGGATGAAAATGTCCACATCTCCAGGATGGCCTCTCAATGGACCGAAACGTGACCAAATGGTGTGTATCTGCGAAGAGGATGATATCTATGACTTTGTCCCAGAAATCAAAGACCGTATTAAGGAGGTTTTGGATCAGTTCCGTCAGGGAAAACGTGCATATTCTGTTTGGAAAGCTTGTCTCAAAGATGAGGTTCTGAAGAAATCAAAGAAGAAGGTGCGTGTGTTCCAATCGGCCCCCATTGAGTTGCAGTATATTCTTCGGAAATACTTCCTTCCACTGATTCGCATTCTACAAAGCCATCCATTGGTAACGGAGTGTGCTGTTGGTGTGAACGCGGAGGGTCCGGAATGGGAGCAGCTGCACAAGTTCATGACCAAATTTGAAAACTTGTTCAATGGTGACTACAAATTCTATGACCAAACTCTCGCCGCGTCCCTTACGCAAGCAGTCTTCCGTCTCCTCATTGATATGGCCGAATTTCTCGGCTATTCGGAAGAGGACTTGACGATCATGCGTGCTGCTGCATCTGAGGTGTGTAATCCTGTCATGGCGTTTAATGGTGATCTTGTAATGATTTTTGGATCAAACCCTTCGGGGCAAAACCTTACAGTCATCGTGAACTCAATTGCAAATGCTCTACTTCTCAGAATGGGATTTAAAGAGTTCTACCCGGATTTGAAATATCGTGATCATTGTAACATCAATACCTATGGTGATGATAATGGAGGCTCTGTTGATAGCAAGGTGAGCAAGTTCAATTGCAAATCTTTCGCAGAGTTTGTGTCTCGCTATGGCATGGTGTTTACTCCGCCTGACAAATCTCCTGAATTTAAAGATGATTATGTCAAGGAACTAGACTTCCTCAAGAGGAAGAGTTACTACTGTCCCCATCGTGATTGTGTCGTGGGCCAGTTGGAAAAGAGTTCCATTTTCAAGAGGTTACACAATTATTTGGATTCAGGTCCCCTAACACCTGACCAACATTGTGCGGAGAATATCAACGCTTCAATGCGTGATCTCGCCTTTTACCCTCCCGAAGAGTACGAAGAATTCAGAGTCAAATTGTCTCGTGTCGCTGAAAAGGCTGGCATTCGGCATTTATGCACACAGTTGAACATCCCGTATGAACAGCAAGTGCGTATTTGGAAAGAGAAGTACGATGATGATCTTCAGGCTCTTCGAGAAAGGGAGAGGGCACAAAGTTAGGCTCCCCGCACTCATGCGGGGATTCTTTGTATATAGTCTAAAAATGAGTGCATTGTATTGGTTACCACATGACACCCTTTGGAAAGGTATCATGGAGGCTTGCGGTGTATAGTATTCTACCCTTAGAGTACCCCTATTTAGGGGGGGTGTTCGCTACATCAATCCAGAAAAACTGACGATCAGAATGGGCATTCAATCGTCTTTATGTAAATAATTGCCCACTACTATGTATAATAACAATCAAAAAGGAAATGTGGATAACAAGATTGGAGAATCTTCACCACTTTCCTATGAACAAAATGTAAAATTCTCCGACCAACACTCTGTTCCAATTAATGATTTGGGTGGAGTTGTTGACCCCACACGTCGTTTGCAGGATATGGGCGACGTGCCCTTGGATAAATTCTTCAATCGACCTTTGAAAATTTATTCTGTACCATGGGACCCCGCCTCTCCCATTTTATCTTTTGATTTCGATCCCTGGTCGCTATATTTTGAAAATAAGCGTGTCATAAATCGTATTATCAACTATAACTTGTTGAGAGCAAAACTACATATTAAGGTACTTATTAATGGAAATTCTTTCTATTATGGTAGAATGATGGGATTTTATAATCCGCTCGATGGTTCTGATGATTTCTTTGAGAATTCACTTCCCCAAGACCTCATACAGAATTCCCAAAAACCACGGATTTTTCTTGACCCACGTGAATCCCAAGGAGGAGAGATGATTCTCCCCTTTTTCTATTATTATAATTATCTTAATATACCCCAATCTGATTGGTCGAAGATGGGGCGCATGCATTTCAGCACCATTAATGGTTTGAAGCATGCAAATGGATCTACGGATCCTTTAACAATCTCTGTTTTTGCATGGGCCGAGGATGTGGAACTCAGTGTTCTCACATCCGATCAGCCTTTTATCATTACTCCACAGGGAGAGATGGACCAAGCGAATACAGAGGGAGTTATTTCCGGACCAGCAACAGCAGTGGCTAAGGTTGCAGGGAAGCTTAGTAATATACCAATGATTTCAAACTTTGCCCTAGCAACAGAGATGGCGGCGAAAACCACAGCATCGATAGCAAAGATGTTTGGATATTCGCGTCCATCTCAAACAGTCGTATCAACGCAGGTACGACCAAGGCCAATCGGGGAATTAGCACCATGTACTATCCCTGATACTGCGTGTAAGCTCACAGTTGACGATAAACAAGAGCTTACTATAGACCCGGCTATTTCAGGTCTGTCTAACTCTGGGGATGTGCTCGCAATTCAGTCGATCTCAACACGAGAATCCTACTTGCGAACCTTCCCGTGGTACAAGGCAGATCCAGCCGAACACTTGTTGTGGAATTGCGCGGTTACGCCAATGATTTATGACAAGGCTGGTTCACCCCAATCAACGCACTTTCCTGCATGCGCGATAGCTGCTCTGCCATTTCGATGGTGGACTGGCAGCATGAAGTATCGCTTTCAGATAGTGTGTTCAGGTTTTCATAAAGGGAGACTAAAAATTGTCTATGATCCAAACTATTTGGTTTCCAACGAGTACAATACCAATTATGTACACGTTGTGGATATAGCCGAAGTACAGGATTTTACAATAACAGTTGGAAATGGACAAAATAAAACTCTGTTGACCATGGATGATCCTAGGATAACAGGTCCGTCTTCACTTTTTGATACTGTTGCGTTGCCCTCCAAACCAGAGGGCAACGGTGTGTTGGGGGTTTATGTTGTCAATGAATTGACAACACCTGACTCTGCTGTGAACAACGATATAGAAATTAATGTTTTTGTGTCTACTGGTGACGATTTTGAAGTCTTCGTTCCAAATGATGTGCATGAAAACTATGTTGTCATACCGCAGAGTACAATGGAAAATGGGCAGATGCCGAATGCCTCCGGGGTAGAACCTGAGCTTGAAGAAGAACATGTTCTGGGACCCGGAGAGCAAGATGGATCATTAGTGAACAAAGTGTTCACCGGTGAGTCGATTCAGAGTTTTCGACAGTTGCTCAAACGATACACGTTGTCGCTCGTTGTATCTCCATTGACATCAAATTCAGAAATATATCAACTGCAGGCAGCTGCTTTCCCAATGTACAGGGGAAATGTAACCGGAGCGGTGCACCAGAGAACTGGTCCCAATCCGTATAATTTTGCCAATACGCATTTGCTCCATATCGTCACGTCATGTTTTGCAGCATGGCGAGGGAGCTTGCGTTGGAAGGCAGTTGGTATGTTTGTACCAGAGTACCAAACTACACGTCTTGAAGTCCAGCGAATTAGCGGACTCGATTTGTTTAATTTTGGAGAGCGACGTGGTGGAGTCGCCGGTTTTACGTCCTCCTCGACTGCAGCAGCTTTTGGAATAGCCGCTGATCCAGCGGGAGGGTATACAACCGCAGCACAGAAACCATACTCTGGTACTTTAGGCGCTGCTGC